GAATACAACGAAACAGACGACGACCTTAGTTGGTTCATTTAACAAGTACCAAATAGACCGCTTTTGGACGTCGTTTAACCATGACCTTTACAACCGAATTTGTGAAATTAAAATGCAGCAAATATGAAATACATACCTACAAAAAAGTCGTTAAAATTAGGTATGCCGCAAGTTGTAGCAATGCGTTTTTGCGTACATGAAATGAAATATTTTATTGACGAATACGGCTTAAATTCAGTTGAGCAAGGTTTTAAATTTTGGCTTGAATTACAAGACAAATACATTGATTTAAATTTGAACTATGGGTATTCAATAACAAACATAAAAGTTGCGGAAATAGACGACTATGGGTTTGGTGAATACCGATGCAAATTAACATTAAATAAAATTATATGACACCGATAGACAAATGCAACGACTTAATTACAACGTGTTTACGAACGTTTGAAAAGTTAACAATTGACGAAGCTAAGAAAGCCGCTTTAATTGTAGCAAATGAAATGATAGCCGAACACGAAATAATTACACACACCGACATGGAAATGAAAGGTTTTTATACTAAGTATTGGAAACGAGTAAAACAAGAAATCGAAAAGCTATGAAATGGAAACTAACTTATTTTGTCGGATCTAAAGCCGTCGAAAGCTGGGTTTTAAATTCTCAAAGCCTAGCCTATTGGAAAAAACACGACTTACTAGCAACGGGCCGTTACGAAAACGGAAAATTTAAAGTAGAACAAATATGAACAGAATAGAACTATTAAAAGAAGTAATTGAAAAATACACCCTAACCGATACGACAAGAAAGCGCGACGTTCTTTTTAAGCGTTACTACGTTTACAATGAATTAAGGGAGTGCGGTTTTAGCCTTTCGCAAATAGGCCGTCTTTTCAACAAGCACCACGCCACAATTTTACACGGCTTACGTGTTCACAAAGACTTAACTAGTTACCGAGACGCTGATTACACCGCCGAAACGTGCGTAATTGATGCTTATTTGAACGGGTCGGAATTACCAGACATAAACAACATATTCAAAACAAGAAAAGACTACGACATAAAGACGGACGTACTTAAAGCCCACAACCTAGCGTCGTTTAAACGTATTCAAAGACGGGTTAAAATGGGTTTTTACGAATAAATTTTATAAGACAAGCAACTTATTTGAAAGTTATACGTTATATTTGTAGACGAGTTGGCTGGACACCATAAACTCAAAAGGAATTATTTACCCTCAAACCGATTTGCACGTCCAGCCGCAATGAAGTTTGGGGGTTTTTTATTACCTAAAAATTACAAAATGAACGAAATTTATTTCAAATGTCAATTTAATGACAAAGACCAAATGATTGTTTCTAAGGGTGAATTTATTTGCTTTGAAATTATTGAGGGCGAAGAATCAAAAACGTGTTGCATTGATATTAAGCAAGCCTACACATTAATAAAAACTTTAGAAAGTTTTAGCAATGAGTAAAGAGCTGCCATTTTTTAAGTTTAACGCTACTGAATGGATCACGGGCAATATTAGCTACGAATCATTTGAGTTGCAAGGCGCATTTATTAGTGTGTGCGCGGAATACTGGAATAGAAATAACGACCTAAGTATTGATGAAGCAAAGCTACGCTTAAGAAACGCTACAATAGTCGAAATTTTGATTGAAAAAAATTATTTAAAGACGAAAAAAAATAAAATTGTAATTTCGTTTTTAGATAAAGAGCGAAAAGAAATTGAGTCTAAACGCTTGAAACTCAGCGAATCGGGACGCAAGGGTGGCTTAAGCAAGGCTAAAGCGTCGCTAAAGCAAGGCTCTAGCATTAAAGAAGTAGAAAAAGAAGAAGAAAAAGATAATAAGAAAAACCCCGCAACTTTCGATAGTCGCAAAAGAACTTTTGCTAATTCATTGGCTTTTTATTTAGAAACTTATGGTAAGGAAATGATTAGGGAATTTTACGACTACTGGACAGAACACGGCGAACATGACAAAAAGATGAGGTTTGAAAAACAAAGTAGCTTCAACCTAGAATTAAGGCTAAAACGTTGGAATAAAAATGTTCAAGAACGTAACAAACCAAAAGTAAATTTACCAACTGAAATTTGGGAGGGCTAAAAATGTACAAAAGACTAACAGACTTAAACGCCGAAATGTTCGCCGTTCGTCAACAAGTAGACGTAAGGGGTAAGTCCGTGGGTTGGGATTGGGATATGTTACCCTTTACAATCAAAGAAGGAACTACGACGTACATAGGCGCAGCGCCCGCAAGCGGAAAAACGGAGCTTTGGTTTGAATTTCTTATAAACCTTTCGTGTTTGCATGGTTGGAACCATGTTGTATTTAGTCCTGAAACGGGAAGTAGTGCGGAAATATTCGCAGAACTATGCTACAAGTACATAGGTAAGCCATACGTTCAAGGTCAAAGTTCAATGACCAACGGCGAACAAATAAGCGCCGAAATGTTCGTTAACCAGCATTTTATTGTAATTGATCCCATAGACGAAGACCTAACCATTACGAAATTTTATGACCTAGTAGACGAAATCGAACGAAAAGAAGGTATAAAAATACATACCACTACTATTGACCCGTGGAACGAGTTAACCGAAGAACTTATAGCCTCCGACTTAGGACGCGAAGACAAGTATTTGAGCCGCATTTTAGGACTAGTTCGTAAGAACGCACGTAAAACTGGACGCCACAACTGCGTAATTAACCACGTTCGCGACCAACCTATGGTAACAGCTAAAACAATTGCTGGAACGGACGTAAGCTATTTCCCTATTCCTAGCGCTAGGGACTTTGCGGGGGGGCAAGTATGGTTTCGAAAGGGTCTAAGCGTGTTAATTCCGTGGAGACCACCTTACGGACTAGCAAACATCGACGGAACGGGCGCAGAAAAAAACGAAGTACATTTAAAAGTAGCCAAAAGTAAGCCAAAGGGCGTATCAAAAAACGGAACTTACAAAATGTTCTTAGACTTAGACCGCTACCAATACTACATGCTAGACCACAAAGGAAAACGAGTTTACGCCAATAGGGGAACGTACTACAAAAAAGAAAGCCAAAAAACAATAACCGACGGCATTATGTCAACAAGCCAAAAATTACGCAACTTAAACACTTTTTAAAATGGAACTGGACTTAAAAATACTTTGGGCTAAGAATACCATTTGGGTAGTGCGCGAACGAATTAAAAACGTAAGGATAAAACTCGAAAAGGACAAACCAGACGCAAAGGACTACATTAACGGCGGTAAGGCCAGCGAAGAAATGCTACTAAAAACCGAACTTGTTTTAATCGAAATGCAAAACGAAATAGTAAGTTTGAACCGAGAGTTAAACCAACTAGCTAGACGCAACGCACAACTCCGCGTAGCTTACGACGAACTGAAAAACGAACTAAAATTTAAAAACGTAGAACTATGAAAACACCACTACAAAAACTTATTGAACAACTAGACGAGCGAATAGAAAAAGCGCATGAATTTAGAAGAAAACAAGGTGAACAAGGTAAAATTCTAGCATTGACTTTAACGGCGGGCCTTATGGAGTCAAAACAATTTGCAGAAAATTTACTTGAATACGAAAAAGAACACCTATCTAAATTTGTTACAACATACCACGACTCATTGTTTTATGTCCCATTGAATAAAAACGGCGAGGCGCATAGAATAGTCGACCTAATTTTAAGCGGTGAAGTAAAGCCAAGAATAGAAGTTAACCGACAAATTCTTACGGACCTAGTAAAAGGTAGCTGCCCAGCTTATGAATACTTTGAACATAAATTATTTTTAAAGGCTGGCTTTAGCTATTCGGATCAATACGGAAATTATCGTTATTCTAGTTTGGATAAATTAACCGAAGACGAATTAAGCGAAATTTACGAACTATGTAAAAAATCAAAATAGTTATGCCACGTTGTAAGAATTGCCGCGACAAGTTTGAACCGATACGCTTCAACCATAAATTTTGTTTAAAAGACGAATGTATAAAAGCCTTTGTAGAAGAAGCAAAAGCGGCTCAATGGAAAAAGACTAAGGTAAAGCTAAAGAACGACCTTAAAACTACCACAGACTGGCTCAAAGAAGCCCAAAAGGTGTTCAATACTTTCATTCGTCTTCGCGACGACGGGTTAAATTGTATTTCTTGCGACAAGCCACCCAAGAAAAAAAATTGCGGGCATTATTTTAGTCAAGGCGGACACGCAAACGTAAGGTTTGACGAAGACAACTGCCACTTGCAATGCGAACACTGCAACACTTTTTTATCTGGCAACCTACTTAACTATCAAATCGGTATTGAAAAACGGATAGGCGCCGAAAGATTGATTGAATTACAAGGTCGAGCGCATGAGATCCGTAAGTATACCGCCGACGAACTAAAAGAAATTATATTGATTTATAAAAAAAAGATTGCAGAATTAAAATAAGTATTATATTTGCATCTAATAATAACCAAAACAAAACAGAACATGAAAAATTTATTTAAAGCGTTGGCAGCATTCCAACAAGAAGTGCCAGTAATTCACAAAGGAACGCAAGGGTTCGGCTATTCTTACGCCGACTTACCCGCAATTTTTGACAAGATTAACCCGCTACTAAAAAAACACGGGCTAGGCTTTACCCAAATGCTAGACACTAAAGAGGGTATTGATTACATTGTAACGCTTATTT